TCACGTTCTAAGGTATGAGCAGCGGACTTACCGCGGACCACGTCCAATACAGTAACGTCAAAGGCATCAGCGCCATATTTGCGTATAGCAACACAGAGCTTCCAGTTTTTGTTTTCTGTAAGGGCCCGTCGGACATGTTTCTGCCACCTTCTGGTTAGGGATTTCTTAACAGCCGACCGTTCGACAAAGGTCACACCAATGTATTCCTGTCCGTTTACAGACAGACTGTAAACAAGGTGTTTACGATCAGACCGTGATTTCCGTTTTTGTGTTTTCATCATGGACGTATAATAGCACTAAGGAACGGCAAAGTCAATGTAAACTGGCATAAAATGGGTGCGACAGAACGTCGCACCCGTAAGTCATTGTTATTCTTCGGGGAGATTATCGTATGTAAACCCTAGTTTACATTGTAATAATAAAGCATATTTACAAAAAGGCCAGGGCAGCTCTAATGTAGCTCTAGCAAATGCTACGGTAATTTTGCGTCGAATATATAGAAGCATGTTTACAATCCTTTCTGATTATGTCTAAGAATAGCATAAAGGAAAGGAATTGTCAATGTAAACATGATTGTAAACGATGCGACAGGATGTCGCACCCTGACCTTGGCCGTTTACATACCTCTATAAAGTCTATTAAATTGGTAGAGTGTTTACATTCTCAGGATCAGAGTAGAATAAAACATCCGGTGCCTCGGTTCTAAGATGTTTTTCTTTCATCTTCCATCTACCACCTGTATAAGAACCACCACCAATTTTAGTGGTTTTAAGACTACCTGTTTTACCTTCCCAGAAATTATCATTTAGTTCTCTATTACAGAAAAAGACTTTACCTTTATTATCATTGATATCTACGCAAAACTGTAACAGTTCGTCCTGATCATCATCTGTAAAAGGATCACCAAAAGCGGGATAGGAAATCACACTCTCACGATAAGGTGGATCAAAGAAGAAAAAGGTATTCTGTTTTGGAATATCCTTAACAACTTCCTTCCAATCTAGATTTGTGATAGTGGTGGTTTTAAATGCCTGATGCCATGCTCTAATGTTTTCAGGTTCATAGATGCTTTTGGTTAACTGTTTTGTTGAACCAATGGCCGTGGAAAACCTATCGTTGAACTTTTTACTTTTCAACTGCATACCACAAAAACTGGTTCTAATAAGGAAGAATAGGTTTGCTGCCTCTTCCGTCTTAGTCCATTTTTCATAATGCCAGGCATGTTCATGTCTAACATCCGAATAGAATGTTTTACGACCTTTATCATCCAATGGAATATATGCTTTATCAAGGCGGTCAACCACCTCAATAAAGTTTTCTACATCATTCTGGATTGCTAGATAGATGTTTACAATACCAGTGTTAATGTCATTAATGTGACATTTAAGGTTTGGTTTTTGGTTCTTCAAATGACAGAACATAGCACCAGCACCAAAGAATGGTTCCACATAGGTATTGTAATCGGAAGGATCAGGTAGTAAAGGTAGGTAATTCTTAATCATCCTACGTTTACCACCGGCCCATGGAAAAAGAGGAGTCATTTTGTTTTTAACCATGCAAGAAACTTTTCCAGTAATGTTGCTGTAATTTTTCTTTATCTCCAGAAAAACCTTTTTGGCCGGTTTTCTTATCTTTCTGACCATGAGAAAGACCAAAGATTTTTAAAGTCTTTTCTTGTTCTCTGGTAAACCTATAAAGGGTTACGCGGCCATCAGGATCAAAACCTGCTAAAACAAGCCATTTATAATCATACTCATCACGGATCTGATTAAACCAATAACTATTATCACTGGTGTTTAGAAAAGCACCTTTTAATTCATACTTTTCATCATTTGCAATAAAATCATATTCACCATTTTTAGGACCAGGTATAATTTTCATTTTATCTTCCGTTTGAAGATAATACCTGACAATCTTTTCAAAAATGGATCCTTTACTTACGGAATGTCTATTTCGCAAGTGATAGAATGGACTGGATTCCCAAATAGCATCATCATCAGGAGGTGCAAGGAATTCATCAGGAATTTTAAATTTAGTAGGTTTAGGAAGATTATCTGTAAACAGAGCGGTTCTCATGATTTATTCCTTTTCCCAAGGTTTCAGTATTTACTATTATACACCTGGGAAAAGGAATGTCAAGCTCTATTTTGTTGACAATTGTTTACAATTAGTGTTCGTAAAAATCGTCCACTTCGTCAAAGTCCTCGGTGTGTTCCATCCACGCCTTCTTTAGGTTCTTTAGTGGACGACGATCACGACGCATTTCGGACTCTGGACGTTCCAGTTTGCGGCCGCCATACTTGCGGTCTTCTTCTTGTAGTTCAACATAAGGATCTTTGAAAGTATTTTTTAGTTGCTTCATGTCATGTTACCTTATAAAGTTTTATACCTTTTACTTTGAAATTATCACTCCAGCATACAAACGATGGACCGTGTGCCACTGGTTCATTATGTGAATTTTGGAAATGGTGTATCATTTCATGGGCCAAAATCTCCACAAAAGTTTTTTTGTTGGGGAAGGATGTTGTCACGGTGATTTGTGTTCTACCATGTCTTTTATGTCTTTTCTTATAATAACCATAGAATCCATAAATGTCTTTTAACTTTCTAACTCGGAGTCTTGTTACAGATTGTAGTTTGTTTCCGAATAGTTGTTGATTGAGTATTACAAACCATTCTTGCAAGTCTTCCTTCTTGGGGTGAAACTTGACACTATCATCCAGTTCCCTAAGGAGTTTACGATTGTGGTAGTAATCCTGGGAACGCTTCATTGACAAGTGCCTCAGTTAAATGTGGTACCTTCTGGTCTTTTAGAATGATACCCATATACACATCTGCCTCTTTAGGCTCTAGACTTTCTAATACCTGTAGTAAAAGTTCTTTCTTTCTTTTTTCCGTGAGTGCGGGAGGTGTGCGTGGATGGTTTTCCATGAAGAGATAGATTTTATCCAATGCCTGTGACATATTGCTATAAGCCATACCAGGTGGTAGATTTACTTCTTTCTTCCAGATAGGTGCTTCTTTGATTACGAATTTAGCACCTGGATGAAATGTTCCTCTTAGGACATTTACCAAGGCAGAGGTTTCATTCTCTTTTAGAACCGCGATACGGTCTTTCTTAGTCTTAGCCTTGCGGAAGTCATCAAAGACTTCATATACATTTTTCTTACTCATTATAATCCTCAAAAATCGTTGATGGACTCAATCATTACTTTGAGGCCCTTATCTATAAAGTAGTTCAACATTTTCTCTTTCGTCGCCACTTTGGTATTTTCAAACGCGGAAACGATGCTTGCCTGAATGTCTCCTGGTATATAGTCAAAATCAACCAAAGTTTGATTACGTTTATAACCACGTAGCATAATATCCGTAGTGCAGAAAGTTTCAGCATCCTGACTAATCCATTCTTGAAGACGTTTACTATTTATAACCTTTTGACGTTCACCAGCCGCAAAGGTATTATCTGGTGATAGAAAGTTAGGAATGCCATCACCACGGTCACCTTTAAGAATGTGTTCGCGGATGAATGTGGTAGGGTTATCAATCTTAATGAACCGCTTTAGAATAGGAGAATACTGGGTTACATTAGGATATTTTTGGAGTTGCCCAAAGTCTTTGTCCGACGACAAAATGAGAATGTTGGCGCTCGACGACAATCTTGCAGTAAGGACGGCAATGATATCATCCGCCTCGGCACCTTCTACATCCAACACCTTGTAAGGGAAACTCTCTTTAAACTCATCACGGATTTTGTTGAGTGTATCAAAGATAAGGTGCCAGTCTAAACCACTGGCCTCACGGTCGTGTTTACGCTGGGACTTATAGAATGGAAAGTAATCACGGCGCCAATACTTTTTGGAGTCGCAACAAAGGATTACATTAGGATACTTTGATTTGAACTGTCTTACATTTGACCTTATTGTATTGATAGACATATGACGAATAAGGTCCTCATTCATCTCATGTGACTTACTAATTTGTTTCAGGTGTTGCATCAGATTGGAAATGAGGACCTGATTAAGATCCACCATGATATAAGACATTTTCTTTCCTTACATTAGAGATTTAGCATACGCACATCTGTTGGCAAAACCGCTGCCGTTTTCTGGATGATCTTTTGTGTAACCGTGTGGACGTTCATAACCAATAGCAACCTTTAGGGCATCATCAATATTGGTTGTTGCTTTTAGTGCCTTACCAACTGGTATTTCAGAACCCATCAATAGTTCCCAGTTTACGAAACGGGCCTGTGTATCGAGGTCACCAATTGGTTTGTCCAGATTATTGGCAAAGTGTTCCAAATCAGCAAGGCGTTGCCCTCGCCATTGGGCAATACCAAATGCTGTATGATGGTCGCCCCATACATTACAACGAAGGTCTGTATAGGATTCCTGCATAAACTGACCGACCATAGCAGCAGCTTGGAAATCTTTCCAACCAAGGTCCATTAATACCTTCTTTAC